GGTGACCTTATCCATGAAGGGCTAGAAGCATACTACGATGCGCTTTGTGGAGCCATCGAAGCAGTATCAGATCAAAGCATGGCGGATGCCGTCATTGATGAATTTGCTAGACGTGCAAAGGGCTTGTATGCCATGCACGGTATGAAGAGCGTACAGCCTGCATCCCTGCGGGCTGTTGAACGTCGACTGCGGGATGCAGTCGGTTTGTCACGGTCAAGCGCCAAGCGTTTGGCTCCCGTAGTCTGGGATTCTCTGCGGGATGCAGACCAGCCGGAAGAGCAGCCGTCCATCGTAGTAGAGGCGAAAGCCCATGACAATGACGAACGCCAGGAACTGCTGGCACGTCTGGAGTTGCTAACACAACTATGAATCTAACACAATTGCAGAATCAAAAAGATTCTGTGCTTGCTACCGCGCGGGAGCTTGCTTCCGGTAACGGTGACCTTGCACAGGTCAAGAGCCTTATGGCTGAAGCCAAGGGCATCGAAGAGCGCATTGAGACCATCAAGGCACTCGGACAAGGCCACCCTGTGGCAACCGAAGCGCAAGTAGACCAGCCATGGAAGTCGGGCGGCGTTGGACGCAATCCATTGTCCGGCACCCGTGATGAAGCCAACTACAAGGCTTACGCTTGGGGTCAATGGGGCCGCTCTATCATGGGCAACCGCAAGGCCGCTGAGTGGGTAAAGAACAACCTCAAAGCACAGACCGAAGGCACGAACAGTGCTGGTGGTTTTACTGTTCCAGATCCGTTGTCGAGCGAACTTATCTACCTGCGTGAGCAGTTCGGTATTGCGCGTCAAAACTGCCGCATCTATCCGATGTCGAGCGATGTTCTCAATGTTCCTAACGCCACCGCATCCACAACGGTCTACTACCCTGGAGAGAATACGGCTATCACCGCTTCCGACTTGACCTTTGCACAGGTGAACTTGGTTGCCAAGAAGCCATCGATTCTTACTCAGGTTTCTAAAGAGTTGGCCGAAGATTCGATCATCGACTTTGGCGCAACGCTTGCCCGTGACATGGCGTACTCCTTGGCTAAGGAAGAAGACCGCGTTGTTTTCAACAATGCAGTCGATAGCACCTCTGGCCTTGATGGCATCCTTTATGCCGTCTACAACCTCAACGCCACCAAGGCTAACATCGCATCGCTTCAGGTCTTCACGACCGGTCAGACAATCACGTATAGCCCGACACTTGCTAACTTGAAGGGTATGGTTGCCAAGCTCCCAACGTATGCACCGAATGCGAAATGGTTCATGCACAAGGAGATTTGGTACAACGCGATTGCACCTCTGCTTGATGCTTTGGGCGGAAACTCGATTATGGACATCCAAGGCGCATACGGGCCTAACCCTATGCTCTACGGATACCCGGTAATCTTTGTGCAGAATATGGCTAAAACCCTCGCGGCTACCACGCCATACATCCTTCTTGGTGACCTCAGCGTTGGTACTGCATTCGGTGACCGCCGAACGGTTACGATTGAGGTTTCGGATCAACGCTACTTTGTCGAAGACGCTTTGGCGTTCAAGGCAACTGAGCGTTTTGCTTTCTCCGCTTTCGATGTTGGCAACGTCAATGCCACGGCATCCAGCCGTGTCCCTGGCTCGCTTATCGTTGGAGCATCCGCAGCTACATAAGCCTAGCGGTTCTTATCTCAAGCCCTCGGCAGACGTGCCGGGGGCTTTTCCTTTGTGTGGGATACTGAAACCATGATGACACGAGCCGAAGCGATAGCGCAGGTATCACTTTTTGTTGATGCACAAAGTTATCCGCAGATGTCCACAACCGACATAGGGAGCATCCTTGATTCTTTCTCACGGTTCAGCACTTGGACGGCTAGCACCACCTATGCTGTCGGTGACCGTGTAGTGCCTACAACGCCCAACGGCAGGGTTTACGAGTGCCGGGTGGCTGGTACGTCGGGTGCTAATCAGCCAACCTTTCCTGTGTATGCACCGTATCAAGTCAAAGGCTTTACCTTGGAAGATGGCACGGGAGACCCAACCTTGATGTGGGTAGACCAAGGTCCAATCAATACCGAGCGCTACGATGTTCGCACAGCAACTCGCCAAGCATGGCTGATCAAAGCATCAAGGGTAGCCGCAGACATCGATAGTAAAGAAGGTACGAGCGACGTAAAACTTTCCCAGTTGATGCAGAACTGCCTAACCATGGCAGACAAGTTTAGACCGTTGGTGTTCGCATGAGCCCTATCCTACGCGCCACATTGAGCGCCGGCATGGTACGCAACCTGTGCCAAGACCGTGTAGAAATACACCGCTTCACGCTTACCGAAGATGGCCGTGGCGGTGCTACTGAGACATGGCGCAAGGTTGCCGAGTACAACGCTAGGCTAACGAACCAAAGCGACACCGAAAGCATTGTAGGCGGTGGTATCCAGTCATCTGCACAGTGGACGCTGATAGTCGCTGTCGGAGCTGATGTCATGCCGCAGGATAGGGTTTACCGGGTGGGTGATGATTCAAAGTATTACGATGTGATCGGGACAGACTTTGGGCAGACGGAGTTGCTCGTTCAGCACGTAGGATTAGTGGAGCGTACAGCGTGATGGCAGAATGGATGCAACTTGGAGCGGTGATAGTCATTCCCTTGATAGCAAGTATCAGCGGCTTGTACAAAATGCTTTTTGATATCAAGTCCGACATCAGGATTCTGGTTCATGATGCCAAGCAAACCGAAGCGGATCTAGTCATTATCAAGAAGGCGATAGCGAGACTGAGCGAGCGAGTAGCCGCACTGGAGGCACGACATGGGTAGCATCAGCATCAAGCGTTTAGTGGTCGTTGTGATCGTGGCGTTTACAGCCGCTTTTACTTCCGTGTTCGGCGATGGCATCAGGACAAGCGAAGCACACGACCTCAGCGAGCTGGGCGCAGTGCTGGCACTCTACGGCTCGAAGGCGGTAGCGGCGGGTGTCTCCGCTGCGGTGTCTAGTGTGCTGGCATTCCTCACGATGCCGTTCAAGGGTGTTCAAGCCAATGCGATGAAGGTGGGCAAATGAATTTCCAAAACTACAGGCTAGAGCCTAACCCGAACAGCCCCGGTGATTGGATTGTCTTTGGTGACATCACTGACAATGACGGAAAAATTATCGGTACGTTTGGGCCTGATGGGACATCCGTATTCGGTTGGTGGGTTACGCAGGATGTAAGATTCCAACAAAACTACAGCAATCAATTTGCCATCGTAATGGCTCAGGAAATCGTAGCGGGAACAGCTGAATAATGCCTACATACTACGTCGCTCCATATGGCAGCAATGCAAACAACGGGACTACTCCTGCTACGCCTTGGCTTACGGTTCAATTTGCTTTAGGTGCTGCAACCGGTACTAATCCCGGACTAGTTGCCGGTGATACCGTTTGGATTGCACCCGGTACATACCGGGAGGTAATTACCTCAACAACACTTACCGGTACATCTGGAAACACAATCAAGATTTACGGTGACCCTACATTTAGCAGGGCGTGGACTGCTGGTACAGCTGGACGTGTGCGACTTACAAACTATCTAAGCGACACTTTAGTTCCTACCGCTAGTCAAACCTTGTATGTTCTTGGTGATTATATTGAAGTTCAAGATTTGTGCTTTGACGGCAATACAGATACAGGTGCTTCCGTTGTTGTTATAACAAATTCTTGTTTGTGTCTACGTGGTGGAAACATAACCGTAAAACGCTGCACTGTGCAGACAACCGTTAATTCCAGACAAATGGGGATTGGATGTTTTATACCAACAGGGAAGAATAACATCACTATCGATAGGTGTTCTGTTCAAACGACCATAGGAATATATATCTTTTCACAAACACAAACACCTACATATGACGTTAATGCAGTGATAAAAGATTGTTTTATAACTTCTGGAGAGTATGCAATATTCCTTGATGGTTCAGGTGGTACTAGTCACTCAACGGGCGCACGTCTATATAATAATACTCTTGTAGGAAGTGGTACTGCTATAGGTTTATTTGGCTTTGCTCAGGTTGGTGGTACTACTACTGAAATCCGTAACAACTTAATTTATGTGCCAAGAGGTACAGGTGTTGCTACTGTTGGAGGGGGAAGTGCGACCATAACACAGAGTAATAACGTTATTTATGCAGCCA